GAAACAAACAGCAGTAGAATGGTATTCAGATAAATTACTTGAAATACTTGAAGATAATGTAAATTTATTTACAAAAGAGCAAACATTAGCTAATCATTATGCTTTAAAACAAGCCAAAGAAATGGAAGAAAGAAACCGAGACTTTTTTTCTATAAAATTTACAGAATGGTGTTTAGATTTATTATTAAATAATGAAGAAATACAAGCAAAAACAACAATAGAATTATTAAATTTATTTAAACAAAAACAAATAAGATATGACACCATTGCAAAGAATTAAACGAATAATGCTATTCAATTACAATCGAGGAAACAACAAAGAATCTGTAAACAAAGTTTACTATAATATTTTAAAGTCAAAATTTAACAAATGATTTTACGTGATTATCAAAACGACATCGTTATAAAAGGAAAATCGATTCTGAATAAATTCGGAATCGTATATCTGGCGATGGAAGTTCGAACTGGAAAAACCGCAACCGCTTTGACAATTGCAAAAGATTATAAGCGTGTTTTGTTTATAACAAAGAAAAAGGCAATACAATCAATTTTAGACGATTTTAGCGCATTAAATTACAATTACGAACTTGTTGTCATAAACAATGAATCGTTGCATAAAATCGAAGGCAAATTCGATTTAATAATTTCAGACGAACATCATAGGAACGGAACTTTTCCAAAACCGAATCTTTCAGCAAAATTCATCAAGAAAAATTTTTCACATTTGCCAATGATTTTTTTGTCTGGAACACCTTCGCCAGAATCTTACTCGCAATTGTTTCATCAATTTTGGGTTTCTGACAAATCGCCGTTTTCAGAATATAAAAACTTTTATTCTTGGGCAAAAGATTACGTAAATGTCAAAGAAAAAAACTTCGGTTACATAGTCAAAGATTATTCAGATGCAAAATTTTCTGACATAAATGCTTGTGTATCAAAATATTTTATTAAATTTACACAAAATGATGCTGGTTTTTCAACCAAAGTAAATGAAAACGTTCTTATTTGTACCTTAAAAGATAGTACATACAACATAATTAATAAGTTAAAACGTGATTTGATTGTAATTGGCAAAGACGAAGAAATTGTTGCAGACACAAAAGTAAAGTTAATGCAAAAAATTCATCAATTGTCGTCTGGAACTATTATCTTTGAATCTGGAAACGCAAAAGTCATTGACGATTCAAAAGCACAATTCATAAAAGAAAAGTTTGAAGGTCAAAAAATTGGTATATTTTATAAGTTTCAACAAGAATTGAACGCTTTGAAATCAGTCTTCAAGGATTCCTTGACAACTGACTTGAATGAATTTAATGAAACAAATAAATCTATAGGTTTACAAATTGTGTCTGGTCGTGAAGGTATAAGTTTAAAAAACGCAGACGTATTGATTTATTATAATATTGATTTCAGTGCGTTGTCATATTGGCAAAGTAGGGACCGACTTACAACAATGGAACGCAAAACGAATGACATTTATTGGATCTTTTCAGACAAAGGAATTGAACGACAGATTTACAAACAAGTCATTGCAAAAAAAGATTATACATTGAACCATTTTATTAAAACAGAATTATGACACCACAAAACAAAGCAATTGAAATTTACAATCAATTCAAATTCGAAACCGCAAACGAAGACGTAAATAAAATGCTCGAAGACATTGCGTTCTTTTCTTGCAAAATTTTCATCAACGAAATTTTAAAAAATTGCTCAATAAAAAAACGAGTATATTGGCAACAAGTGAACAAATTCATTCTGGAACATTACACAAACAAAATTTTAAATGTTAGAATCAAACATACAGAAGAAAATAATTCAGAGGTATAAAGACGACGGCTGGATTGTCGTCAAACTTATTAAGACAAACACAAACGGCATTCCAGATTTGATGTGTCTTAAAAACAACGAAACAATTTTCATTGAAGTAAAACGACCAGGCGGAAAACTATCTGAACTTCAAAAGCATAGAATCAAACAATTAGAAAACGAACAATTCAAAGTTTTAGTGTTATATGAATAGTAGTATTATCAACGAAGATGGTTCAGTCAATCAAAAAATTTTTGAAATCGAAGGACTCAAACTTGAATTTGTTGCAACTGAAGAAGGTATTTCATACAAAGCAATCGACGCAATTGATACAATCTTGAATCATAACACTGGCAAGAAAACAAAATGGCATAGACTTAAATTAAAACAATTTTATGATTCTCGATATATTAGCAAAACGACATAATGAATGGATCAAACTTGCAAACAAAATTTGCAAGAATCCAGAACGTTCAAAAGACTTGGTCCAAGATATGTATATTCGAATATACAATTCTGGTAAAACAATCGACCAAATAAATGAATGTTATATTTATTTCATTATGCGAAATCAGTTTTATAACGAAATCAAAAAAGAAAAAGAAACCATTTTGATTGATGACTTTTCAAACATCGAAATATTTGCTGAAGACTACGACAAACAAAAAGACGAAATACTTTCAATTTTAGAAAAAGAACGTCAGAAATTATCTTGGTACGAAAAACAAATAATTGATTTAACAACAGAATTTGGACAACGTGAACTTTCACGTCAAACTGGAATCCATATTCAAACAATACACAACACAACAAAAAAAATAAAAAACAAATTATGGCAAAGCGTAGAAAAAAAATCGAAGGACTTGGGGACATAGTCGAGCAAGTTATAAAAGCAACTGGAATCAAAGCAATCGTAGGCGAATGCGAAAATTGTGATGAACGTAAATTTTCATTGAATAGATTGTTTCCATTCAAGCGAGTAAACAAAACAATGACAGACGAACACAAAGCACAATTTGAAGTGTTCTTGTCTGAATGCGGAAATCGTGTTTTAGAAAATCGTATTACAGACATTACAAATCACGTTCCGTTTTTAAATGAATTATACAAAGAATATTTCGGAATAACAATCGAAGTTTGCGAATCTTGTTCAAACATTCACAAAGCAATCATTCGTGATTTGAATAAGTTATTTCAAAATTCATAAAAATATAATTATATTTAATTTATGTTACAAGAAGAACAAGAAATTCAAAGCGGAAAAGGTATAAAAGGATTCCAAAAAGGACACAAAGGTTTCAAGCCAAAAGGTGTAACACACGCAATGACAATTGAAGCAAGGGAACTTTTTATCTTGACACTTGAATCGCAAGTTCCAAACATACAACAAGCATTCGCTGAAGTACTTGAAAAAGATCCAGCCAGATACTTGGATTTGTTTTCGAAGTATGCACAATATTTCATTCCTAAAAAAGTTAAATCTGAAGTGAACTTCAATATTGAAAAACCAATCTTTAAACAATTAGAACTCGATGTCATTTCAAACGACGACGGCACAAAGTAAAATTGCCAGATTAAGAAAACGGATTCGAATCGTTCAAGGCGGAACATCGTCTTCGAAAACTTTTTCGATTATACCTTTGTTGATTTCGTATGCGATTGAAAATCCAATGTCGGAAATTTCAATTGTGTCGGAATCAATTCCGCATTTGAAACGTGGTGCAATAAAAGACTTTCAAAAAATTATGATTCTTTGCGATTTGTATAAAGATTCGCAATTCAATAAATCAGATTTAAAGTATCGTTTCAAGAATGGTTCTTACATTGAATTTTTTAGTGTGGACCAGCCAGACAAATTGCGAGGTGCAAGACGTGATATTCTATTCGTGAACGAATGCAACAACATCGACTTTGAATCTTATCAGCAATTGTCAGTTCGTACAAAGAAATTTATTTATTTAGACTACAATCCAACAAATGAATTTTGGGTGCATACTGAATTGATGAATGACATTGATACAGACTTCGTTGTTTTGACTTACAAGGACAATGAAGCGCTTGACGTGGCAATTGTCAAAGAAATTGAAAAGGCACGTGAAAAAGCAAAGACGTCATCGTATTGGGAGAACTGGTGGAAAGTTTACGGACTTGGACAACTTGGTTCGCTTGAAGGTGTCATCTTTAATAATTGGCAAATCATTGACAACATTCCAACTGAAGCAACTTTACTTGGGTTCGGTCTTGACTTTGGTTTCTCAAACGATCCATCGTCTTTGATTGCGGTGTTTCAATGGAATGATAAAATCATTTGCGACGAAAGAATCTATGCAACGGGTTTACTCAATACAGACATTATTCGATTAATGAACCAGGACAAACGACTTCCGATTTGGGCGGATTCAGCCGAACCAAAATCGATTGAAGAAATTCGACGTGCTGGTTTCAATATCAAATCAGTTGAAAAAGGAAAAGATTCAATCGTGTACGGAATTAGCGTTTTGCAAGACAAAGACATTCTTGTTACAAAGTCAAGTGTAAATCTTATAAAAGAATTACGTTCGTATTCTTGGGATACCGACAAATCGGGTAAAAAATTGAACAAACCAATTGACGACTTCAACCACGCAATTGACGCTTTGCGATATTTCGCAATGATGCACTTCAAGAATAGTAATAGAAAATTTCGTATTTCATAAAATTATTATTATATTTGCATATATCATAATTAAAGATTTTAGTTTTACATTAAGGCACTCACTTTTTAAGTGGGTGTTTTTTTTTGTCCGTGACGCAAAGACGATGACGCAAGACAGAAATCCCTTATTAACCATTTACTATTAGAAAGTTTTTGATGCCCTCTCGAAAAAGTTGAAATTTTGCGTCTTTGCGTCTAAGTAAATTTAACTTATTTTAAAGAAGTCAATGATACCAACGTTTAACAAAGATAAATAATATAAAAACAATTAGACGATGATGTTTTATTTGCGTCTGTTATCAACAATTTGCGTCTTTTATCAACACGTTTGCGTCTTTTTTTTATACTATTTTAAAGATTTGGTCGAATAATCAATAAAATAATAAGTAATAGTATAAAGATATATGCTTATTTAGAATGATTCTAAATAAGAAATAAAAAAACAATATTGGTTTTTGTTGTTATATTAATATGAGAATCACTATACCAACACAATTAAGCGAAATAACCTTGAATCAGTATTTAAGGTTTTCAAAAACATTGCAAGACAATCCAGATGACGAAACATTTGTTGCAATTCAGATGGTTTCAATATTTTGCAATTTGAACATTGAACAAGTTATGCAAATACCAGTGTATGACTTTGAAGAAATCATTCAGCAATTGTCTGAAGTATTAAAACAAAAACCGACACTTGTTAGACAATTCAAATTGAATGGTGTTAAATACGGATTTGTTCCAAACTTTGACGAAGAATCAATCGGAACGTTTTCATATATTGACACGTTAATTGGAAACGAAGACAATTGGACAAAGTTAATGTCGGCTATGTATCGACCAATAACAAAGTCGTTCGGTAATATGTACGAAATTGAAAAGTTTCAAGGCGACAAATTCGCTGAAGAATTTGCCAATATAAAAATGGATTGCGTAATCGGTTCGCTGGTTTTTTTTTGGAGTTTAAAAATAGAATTATTGAGCAATATTCTCGACTATTCAACAAAGATTCTGACAACGACGGACAATTCGGAAGTGGCGGATCTTTTTCAGAAGTCTGGGGTTGGTACCATTCAATTGTCAAAATTGCGAGAGGAAATATATTTGACATTGAACGAGCAGAATCAACAAACATACATAATGCGCTTACCTTCCTTTTGTATTTAAAAGAATCGGAAATTGAAGAAGCAAAAAGAATAAAATCAAATTTTGAAAAATGAAAGAATTTTACGACGTAGTCGCTTACTTAAAACAATTGCTTGAATCAAATCCTTTGGTTCATACAATTACACACGGAACACCAGACTTGATTGATATTGATAAAAAAAATATCTATCCATTAGCGCACTTAAACGTAATTTCTTCAAACGTTCAACCTGGTGTGGTTGTGTTTAGTTTTGAGGTTACAATATTAGACATTCGAAACGTTTCAAAAGTTCAAGTGCAAGACAAGTTTCTTGGCAATGACAACGAACTTGACAATCTTAATACGTGCCACGCAATTTTGAATTATGTAGTTACAAAAATGAAATTGCAAAACAATGATTTTGATATTGAACTATTGAACGAACCACAATTCGAACCGATGCTTTTAAAATTTTCAAATCAACTTGACGGCTGGCGCACAACTTTAGATTTGGCGATTGCTAATAATGTTTTTGTTTGTTAAATAGATGGAACAAAAAGAAGTCAAAAAAACGTTTGAGGAATTTGGAAACTATGTGATTGAAAAAGCAAAGTCAAATTTAAAAAAAGACGGAAAAAATGCGTCTGGCAAATTATATGATTCGTTAGAATTTGAATTTAAAGAAAATAAAAATTCAATTGAATTTGATTTCTTTGCTGAAGACTATTGGAAATTTGTTGATAAGGGTGTCAAAGGAAAAACGAGTTCGGCAAAAGCGCCAAATTCGCCATATCAATTTGGTAGTGGAACTGGAAAAAAAGGTGGACTTCGTGCATCGATTGACAAGTGGGTAATTCGAAAAGGATTGACAAATACAAGAAACGAAAAAGGTCAATTCATAAATCGAAAACAAATGGTGTCAATGATTTCGTCAGCGATTTACAATCGAGGTTTGCGGACAACTGAATTTTTTAGCAAACCATTTGATGAAGCATTCAAAACATTACCAGATGAAATTCTTGAGGCGTATGGTCAAGACTTAAATAAATTTTTAATAAAAGAGTTACAATAATGAAAAAAATATTTGTGCGTTCACCTTATTCAATTACAATTGATGAAGCTGGGCAAATTGGATCACGTGTTGAATTGTTTATTTGGAATGCAAATATTTCTGAACCAACTGAACCGACTTATACAATGTCGAAAAAAATTGTTTCAACAACGCAAACACAAAACGTTTACAATATTGCAAACAAGTGCATTGAATTTATAAACGAAAAGAATCCGATTTATACTTCGGTTGTTGCGTTGGAATCATTTAAAAATTGGTGTTATGCAAAAGTAAAAAGATACAAAGAAACTTCAACAAATGTATATGAATTAATTGACGAAGAATCATTCGTTTGTTTTGATGGTTACACTTCGGCTTTATATGGTGCGAATCAATTTGAAAATTCAAACATCGTTCCTTTGTTTAATGAAAACATAAAAGTTTATAAAAAAGAAGGTGTTTCAAATTATTTAAATGTTTGGCTTAATGCACCAGAACCAGGATATGTGTATCAGTGGGACACTGGAATTTTATCAATTTCAAGTGAGGGTTTGTATAAATTACCATACAATTCGAATGGAACTTATACTTTGTCGTATGGCGAATCGGGACTGCCAGAATCTATTTTTTCAGTTATTGTTGAATCAATTTGTGAGCCAAAATATACACCGATTGTTTGTTCATTTATAAATCGATTTGGCGGTTGGTCGTTCTTGACATTTTTCAAAGCGCATCAAAAATCAATTGAAGTAAAAAGTTCGACGTTTAATTTAATGCCAGAATCTTGGGACTACAATACTTTTGTTGGTTCAAATA